GCCGAAAGGCCAAAGGGCAATACCCGAAATATCATAACGTCGACCGCTTAGAGATGCTGCCCTCTTATACGGACCCGAGCCTACTTCAGTTAGCCAAACAGAAGACCGACAACATTACGAAAGAGTATTTAAAAGGCCGGCAAGTCATTCGTAATTCGGAAGTATATCTTTGGTGGAAAACAAAAGGCGAACAAGAAGAACGAATTATTGTGACCATGGACATTGAATCCGGCACGATCTTTCGGGTGATTAAAGGCCGATGCCGGATTGCTCACTTAAAGCCGTACCCCGTGCGCGGCCGATTCTGGGGCCGTTCGGTCCTTTCTATCGTTAAGCCTCTACAAAAACATTTAGATGCAATCGTGAATCAGCGAGTCGATGCCGCCACGATTGCGAACTTGCCATTTATGTTTTACCGGGCGGGGGGAACCTTTAATCCGCAAGTCTATTCGTTTATGCCGGCCCACGCCTACCCGGTCGAAAACCCTGGGGATGTCGCTTGGTCGCCAACGCCGAAAGTTGATTCGTCTCTTTACAACGAAGAAGCGAAAGTGTGGGAATATGTGGAAAGGCTCTTTGGCTTAAATGAGAACCAACAAGGCGTTGCCAATAAACAGGCCACAACCGCAACCGAAGCTATTGAAATTTCGCGCCGAGCTTCCGTCAAGTTCGGGTAGCCCTTTCAGCGCGTTGTCCATCAGCTTAATCCCCTTCTTTCGGATATTCATGATCTAAATTACGAATTTGCGCCGGCCGAGAAAACCTTCCGCATCTTAGGCCGAGACGGAATCCCGGTCTTTGCCAAGTATACGCGGGATGATTCCAAGGCGAGACTTAACTACGCTTTTGAAGTTGAAACCATCTTTGACGAACAGTTGGCGCGAGACACCATGATGCTCGCCTTTAGAATGTGGCGATCAGATCCCCAAGTGATGCTCAACCGCGCCTACTTGTACCGTCTCACAAGAGACGCTATGGATTCGGTTATCGGCGACTCAACCGCTTATTTGCCAGTGCCGGAAGAAGCCAAACTCCCGAGTGCCGAGGAAGCTATTCAGCTTGTTTTGGCCGGCGAACGCTTAGAACCAAAGCCCGGAATTGACCCGGAAAACTATCTTCGCGTCTTTGTTTCTTTTATTGACGCCCCGGAATTTAAGACGTTTCGGAACGATCAGCAGCACGCGATCCTTGCCTTCTTTGCGAAGGTTAAATTCATGAAGGAAGTCTTCGATAAGTTCAATTTAAATAATTCCGGTCAGTACGAAGGCATGATGAATCAGATGGCTGGCGGTATGCCTCCCGTTACTGCGAATAAGAATCCCTCGCAGACTATGAACCAAATGAAAGTGGGCGAGACCGGGAATTCTGCCATGCAAAACAATAAAAACGGCATGAAAGGAGCAATGGCCGGTGTTTAACCCATTTAAGAAGGAAAAAGAGCCCGATTTTGGCATCTATGAATACGAGTTTCTGGCCCGGATTTTTGGCGTCGAAGAAGCCAAAAAGCACCTTTTAAACGTTGTCCCGCCGGCCGGTGTCACGCCCGATCAGGTATTAAGCGACTCGTCAGCCTTAGAGATGATGACCGGATCAAAAGGATGGGGGATTTTTGAAAAGGCCGTATGGTTTGAGCTTTTGACTGCTCTACGCTTAAACCTAGCGGCCAAAACTTTAGAAGAACGCGAAGCCAAGCGCAATCAGATATTGGCTCTCTTAGGAGTCCTGCATTTGCCTTATAAAATGCGTTTTGCGGCGGATAATATTCGCAAGATGAAAGAATTGGAGAAGTCGGTCAGAGAAACGCAAGTTTAGTTCTTTCTCAATCTAAACGTAGCAAAAACGATGGCCGTATAGGGGCCTATACCCTCTATATTGCCATCGTTTTTTTTATGGATTTCGCCACGGGGCGTTAAACCGAGATGCAAAGGAGACTTAAATGCCAGATCAACCAGGCGTGACTACACCGGAGTCGCCTACCGACGAAAGAGGAATTCCGCTTCAGAACTTGCAAGCGGAGATGTCGCGCAAAATTGCGGATATGGAAGCAAAGATGGCGGAACGTTTAGAGGCGATCAATTCCAAGTTGGAAGCCTTTAGCGTCGAGCCAGAACCTCCAGCTCCCGAGCCCCAGACCGTCGATGAAAGAGAGGAATTACGGAAAATCTCCGCCAGTCCACGGCGTTATGTGGAAAGTATGATCCAGCCTCTCAAAGAGGAAAACGAACGCTTGAAGAAGGAAGTCGAGCAGACGAAAATCCTCACGGTTAAAGGCATGTGGGAAAAGATGGAGGAATCTATTGCCCGGTTAGAAGGCAAAAGGGACTGGAAGGAATTACCTAACGATCTTCAAAACGGTGTCGTAAACATCGTCAAAGAGAAAGGCTGGGTCAATAATCCTTCCAGCGCCTTAGATGCGTATGAAATCTATCAGGCCAGAAAAGCCAGGTCAGATAATTCTGATCCTGATAGGGCCGCACGTATCAATGCCGGGACAACGGAAGGCTCGGGCCGCGTTTCGGGAAAGACACCCGTTAGAACATTAACGCGCTCGGCGATTGAGGGATTAGCCTTGACGCACCCGAAGGATCCAGATTACCGCAAGAACATGGCGACCTTATCAGACATTCAAAGCGGACGGATAAAAGTCGAGTAAAAATCTTACGGAGGTGATTTTTTTGAAAAGTTTACTGAAAATGGCTCTCGTCGGATTGGTTTTGGCGCTCCCAAAATTTGTCATGGCGGAGCGTTATCTTATCCCGCAGGATTCGCATGGGAACATCCCAGGCGATGCAAACCTTGTGGGAGTAGATGTCATCGACTCAACCAGCACGGTCAATACGGGGCTTACGTCCCCGGTCCTGTTGTATTGGGTCATGGTATCGAGCGATGCGGCGACAAACTACGCCACATTGCGGGATTCGGCAACACTTAACAGCACGTCTAACGTCAAATTGACTGTTTATCCGAATAACACTAGCGGAACATCGCTGGCTTCGGGGTCGGTCATTATGAACTTCAACCCGCCGGTTATCTTCCGGAATGGGCTTTCTATTACCTTGAACGCGGCACCCGCAGGGGGCGGCGCTTTAGGGCGATGGCATTTTGGAATTAGACGGCGAGTAATTGGTAATGCAAACGGTCAAGATACCAGTTTTGCAGATACCGGCAGTTAAAGGAGAGGTGATTTCAAATGGGTGAATTTACACCAACTACGGCTTCAGCGTACATACCTGAAGTATGGTCGGCAAAGGTGTTCGAGTATGCCTATGAAGATGTGCTTCTGGCGGATCTAGTCGTAAGCCTAGATTCGGAAGTCGCCTCTTTTGGGGATATCGTGCATATGCCGGTCATGGCGGTTTTGTCTACAACCACCAAGTCAGCGGACACGGATGTTACGTTTACAGCCAATACAGATACGGATGCGACCGTCACGGTCAATACGTATGAATACGTGGCTGTAGCGCCGACATTGGAAGTTATGAAAAAGGCGAAGTATGACCTCGTAGGCTTAAATCAAAAGTCTATGGGGAAAGCCATTGGAAACCGTTGGGACGCGCAGATTGCAGGGCTCTATTCGAGCCTAACGCAATCGGCCGGGACCGGCGGCGATGGGTTTACGGATGCGGCGCTTATTGAAGGCATCAGACTTTTGGATGTCGCCAATGCGCCAGCGGAGGACCGAAATTTGGCCCTCCATCCTTCGGCATGGTCGGACTTTATCGGGATTGAGAAGTTCTACAATTCCGCGACGTTCCCCCAGCAAAAGGCTCTTGCTAAATACCAAATCGCGGAAGTGTATGGTGTTAAGACTTTTAAGACCAATAACATTTCTTCGTCCGGTACGACCGAGAGAAATCTGTTATTCCATCGGGAAGCCTTTGGATTGGCACGGTCCATTAAGATCGATGTCATGATTCAGGACATGGCTCGCGCAGGACGTAAGGAGATTGTCGCTTATACCCTTTACGGGTTAGGCATTATCCGAAATACGTTCGGCGTTGCCGTCCTCAGCTAGAAAAGGATCTTCGCCCCGCCCTGGGTAGTCTCTTTCCCCCCTAGGGCGGGTGCGGAGATTTTTAATAAATGAAATGTTCTATTTGCCACAAAGAAGGCGATTTAGATTTTTTAGAACGGTGCGAGCCCTGTTTTCGGGAGTATGTGACCCATGTCGAAGACAGTAACTTTCGGCCAGGAGTTATGGCTCCAGGGTATACCGTCACCGTGGCTCATTTGGACGACATCAGACACCGCCGTTTGGATTCTGACGGACGTGTATATCAAGACCGAGGACGAAAATCGTTTAGCAAACCCGGAGGATTATCATGAGGATTAAGTTTTTTTGGGCTGTTGTCTTAGCGGCAACAGTATATGGTTTTGTCCAGGCGGTCGATTACGAAACAACGAAGTCGACAAACGCCACGTCAGCCTCGACCTTAACGGTTATTCCTTTAACCGATCCGGGAGATATCTTGGGAAGCCTTCTCATTAATTCCCGAACCGCCGGATCGGAAACAATCAAGATTTACGATTCGAGCGGAACAACGAATAACTTGATTGGGACTATTGCCTTGTCTACGGGCGGTATTACGTCGAATGAGTACGTCTACAATCTGCGGATTTCAAGCGCAGTCACGATCACGAAATCAGGAGCAACGGCAGATACGACGATTATCTGGAAGAACGTTCGGTGACATTATCAGAAATCATCACGATAGCCGGTGCAAGAATCAACAAACAGACATCGGTTTCCGACGTTAAGACGCGCTTTATTAGTCACGTCAATACAGTCCGGGAGTTTGCTTGGGATAAATACGACTGGAGTTTTAAAAAGCGTGGTTGGTCGATCCGGCTTTATCCGCAGATTAATACCGGGACGGCTTCCGTCGTTAATGGCTCAAGTACCGTAACAGTTTCTTCCAGCGTCTTTTCTTCGCCTTATGTGGGTGGGTTCTTTCGGCTTTTAGGAAGCGTCCCTGAATCCTGGTACCGGATTGTGGCGCAAGGCGGCACGACTTTAACTTTAGATGTTCCCTATCAAGGAGCCACGAATGCGACCGGGTCATATGAAGTAAGAAAGACTGATTATCTGATTCCTTCAGAAATTGCAGGAAGCCTCGACATGACGGATTCTCAGGGCAGAATCATTACGGTTGATTCTAAGCTCGTGCGCCCTACTATGATTCCCGACACGAAAGGCCGCCCAGACCGCGCTGTTGTTTGGTCGGATGACCCGATAGGCACTTCTTATACGACCGGAACGATAACCGGGACGGTAGACACCCGCACCATTACCGGCTCTGGGACTTCTTGGCTTACGAACGTAACGGCTGGCGATCAATTAGAAGTCGCGGTATCAAGCACAACCTACAAATACCAAGTTCGCTCGGTTGAATCTGACACGTCGCTAACCCTCTACCAATTCCTGCGAGTTGGGATTTCGGCGGGAACGAGCTATACGCTGCGAAACCAATTTGGACGTATTGCCCGGTTCTCGGCTACGCCAGATGACGAGTATTACATTACGCTGACCGGCGTCCGGCATATATATCCCTTAGCCCATGACAATGATACGGATGAGCTTTTGACTTACCATTCCTCGGCACTAATCGAAGGAATTATTGGGTTAGAAGAAGGGGCTTCGCCCGACGATAGAGAAAACCCGCAAATAGCCAAGTTCGTCGCAATGCTCGGGACTAAAGCTGGGACGGACGCCAGAAACGCCGGGTCTTTTAATCCGCTTCCCATATCAATTCCTTGGGGGAATTACCGTGCCTAAAGATTTCGGGACTCCCATGGATTTTTATGAGAACACGGGCGGCCTAACGCTCATGAATTCCGGGATCCGGGTTCCTAACGAAGCCTGTAAAGACGTTAAGAACATGAACTATTTCCCCGTGGGTGGATTTAGTTCGCGGAACGGATATACCCGGCTAAACGGAACCGCATTTAATTCTGGCGCAATCATGACCTCGCTCTATTACAAAGTGCAATCGAGCGGCACGGATCTTTTAATCGGGACCGGCGGGAACATGATTGCCAAGATGGACAGCTTGGACGGAACCTGGGATGACTTAACGGGCGGCCTCACTCTAACGGCCGGACAAAATAATCTTTGGTCTTGGGCGATCCTAAATGATATCGCCGTCGGCGCAAATGGAGTCGATAACTGCATACAAGTAAGTACGGTCCCGGCAGCGGCGTCAATTGCCGCAGGGACCTTGGCCTCCGCTCTTTTTGTTGTGGAATACCGGGGGTACATGTTTTACGGGAATTTGGTTGAAGGGGCGACCGCGTTCCCAGACCGATTGCGGTTTTCTAATAATGCGACTCCCGGAACCTTAACGTCGACGGACGTCATTAACGTTCATACGAAAACAGGCGGAACACTTCGCGGAGCTATTGTCTATAAAGACCGGCTTTTATGTTTTAAGGAAAATGCGATCTATGAGATTATCTTTAGTCCGACAAGAGTCGCTTCCGACGGAACTCTTTTCCCATTTCTTCAGAATCCCAATCCGCTTTTAATCGGGATTGGCTCTCAATCGCATCATACGCTCGTGCATTTCACAACGCCTTCGACGCATACCGCGCCGGGGGACTACATTTTCTTTATCGATCAAACCGGAATGCCGCGCATCTATTCCTCCGGCGATAGCTCATTTCAAGTGGGATATCCGATTTCGATGGCAAGAGATACGACAATTGAATCTATTGCTTCTTGCACCCGAAGCGTTACGGCGCTTCGCTCTATGTGGGCGATCAATTACCCGGAGCGAAATCAAATTTGGATCTTTATGCCTATTACGACCCAAATGGATCGGTGCTGGGTTTTAGATTACACGATTAATTGGGCTTGGGGGAAACATGTCTTTGCCGACGCTTTTACGTGTGGGGCCTTAGTCAAACATACGGACGGAACCTACCGAGTTTTTGCCGGCGACCGAAATGGTTTTACGGTGAGGCACGACACAACGAGCTTAGACAACGCTACGGCCATTAGTGCGTTTTACCGGACAGGCGATGCTAGAGCAACAGGCCGAAGTCCCGTTCAAAGAAGCAATTGGCCGTTTATGGAAGTTAAAGGCACGACGGGATCCGCTACACAAGCGATGGATGTTGCTTTCTTTAAGGACTCTGAGGATATTGCGAGTGCGTCCGATCAAGTGTTTCTTCATTCGAGTCAACCGCAATGGGGAGCAGGAACGAAGTGGGCTCAATTTAAGTGGGCCAAGAAGGGGCTCGTCAATAGAACAATCACGCCAAACGTTGATGCCAAGACGCTCGGAACTAAATTCTCGAATGTGGCGGGGTCGCAGATTACCGTTGAAGGCTTTACTCTTATTCCCAAATACGAAGGACTTTACCATGAGTAGGGAGGTTTTATGTCAGCAGTAGCCAGGGCCTATACTTTTACTGACGGGACAGACGCCTACGGGTCGCAAGTAGAAAACGAATTTACGACCATTTATAACGCCTGGAACAATCATGATGCCGGAACTTCGAAATGGACGGTTCTATCTTCTCTAAATTCTTCTAGCGTTCCTCTCGTGGCCGACAATTCGAGCGGCACAAACGACATCGTTAATTTTAAAGACAATTCATCGACGGTATTTAAAGTAGCCGATGGCGGCAACGTTACGATTGGCAC